TCACGATTTATCTCCTGATCTTTTCCTTCCTATCTTCTTTCTGTCCGGTGATCGCATCCAAATTTTAAATTGAATAAAATTTACAATCTCTTCCTTGTCTTGCTTCGTTAAAAACTTATTCATCATCACTCTTAATTCATTCGAATTTTCATTCCGATTAAAAAAGACTGAAATTGGAACATTAAAAAATCGAGAAAGATTCCAAATATCCACGATCGTAGGTTTGTATTCTCCCGTTTCCCAACGTGAAATTGTATTCGAATTTTCCCCTATCTGCCGCCCTAATTCGGATTGAGAAATGCCTTTTCCACCGTTGCTCATTTCTCGAAGTTTTTTAATTATGACTGAAGCATGCTTAAGCAGATCTATTTCTTTCGAAGTGTCTTTGTTTTTCATTTGTTTAATTGAACTCCATTTTTATTTTCAATTCTTTTGATCACTTCGTTTTCTAAATCTATCACCTGTCTTGGAAATGTATTCGCTAATCTAAGAGCACAAATAACAAGGTCCGCAATATACTTCCCGTATTCTTCAGGCAGAACGGAAAGAGCTAAGTCTTTGTTGTGATCCATATCGTCCGCTAATCCATGTAACTTACCTGCCGCTTTCGATACATGATGAAGGGCATGAGAAAAATCTTTGTGAGTAAGCGGTGTGGATCTAAAATCCTCCGAATACTTTACAGTCCAAGGTAAACTAAGTTGCAAATCTTTTAGAGTCATTGAATGGCTCTCCGTCAGTAAGGGAGTTCATCTTCCCAAAGTTCAAATTCGATCACCCAAACCCACGGGTTTATACTCCAGGCATTATGGCCGTGTAGTTCAATCCAAAGTTTTGCAAATCCAGATTTGTAAGTTTGTCCAAGGCATCCTATATCAGAGCATGAATATCTTACGTGATCACATTCTTCCGAATCAATTTCGACTCCTTCGGCTCGTGCGTCCTCTTCTGAGATGGTAACTAAACGTTCAATTCGAATGTCTTTGATTTCGAGTTTGATTCGGGATAATTCTTTCGGCATAAACAGGGATGGACGCCAACGACAGGGGACTCACCTGGGTTCCATCTGAAAGTATTATTACCTAAAAGTATATATCCTTCTTCCTCAGCATCAATGATCGATTGCTCAACGAGATTTTTGAATCTGGATTCATCGAGAATTTTGATCCATTCTCTTCTTATGAAATCATCAGCTCTATAATCTACAGCAATTGATTGCTTGAAAATATCCCATGCTCCAACTCTCCACGTTTCTCTTACCCAAAGGAAGTCACCTTTCATTCCATATGGGCAACGAATGAATTTTCGTTCGCCGGTATTATTGTTTAGAAAAAATGCACATAGATAGTCTCCTAAGTGTGTAAACTGGTTTAGCGTTTCTATAAATTCCCATTCATCCAGATTTTCGTTTATAGGCTTAAGATTTGAAGTTCGTCGTGTCTGGGTCTTTCTTCCATAAAGTGTTTCACAAACCAGATTGCCAGACATAAGGATCGGTCTTTCTACAAATTCAGTAATCATAGTCAAGCTCCTCCCGATTCTTCCTGTGGTGGAAATTTATTTCCGCTGTTGTTTAAGTTTTCTTGTGGTTGATAGCCACTTCCTTCGATTCGGAGCAGCTCCTTTAATAGAACTCGAAAAATAAGATACCAAAGCAAAAGACCAAGGATTCCAAATATCGTCCAACCTGCGAGCGTTCCCATAACCGTATACATAAGAACTAATTCAACAATTTCAATATTCATCTGTATTTCCAGGAGTGGTATAAAGATTCTCTTTAAAGACTTGTGACTCAATTTGTTCGAATTTTTCAATCAGATTTGCCATCGTTGCTAATATCGATTTCAAACAATCGATTTCGTTTCGACCAAATTCTAAAAATTCGTCAGTGTGATTTAAGACCTGACAAAGGCCCATCTTCATGAACTTCAGGTCTCGTAAGGTATCAATGAATTCCAATGTAATATTACTTGCCTGACTCATTTTCAATTTTCCTCCAAAGACCATCTTCAAACTCCCATATGTCAACGGACCAACCCAGCTCAGTGAGTTTCATAATTGCGGTTTCTGAATCCGAATCAAGAAGATCGTATGCTTGATAGAAATCGATAGAGTTTTTCAATGCGACTCTCTCAGGTTCGAGATAGTTTTTTTGATCTCTAATGTTTCTCTTTCATGCTTTTTTAGTTTATCAAAGAAAAGAGATTTTCGAATATCATACAAAAGTTGAGTTACTTCTTCGTATCTTTGGATCGTTTTAATTTGAATGCTCATTGCTTTCAATCCTCCTCTTTAACTCTATGTAATACTTTTTCATACGTTCTGTTTTTAAATAATCCGGAAGATCATTCCAATGTCTCGGTGTCCTTCCGCGTCGAAGGAAATTTTCACAGTGTTCAATCCAAACATCTTCCTGATTCCTTTGAGTTTCTTCGCTCATAACTAAAGTCCTGACTCAGTCGGATATTTATCCAGTATCCATTCCACGAGATAAAATATCTGATCAACATTGTCGCTTTGGTTTGAATCTGTAGCCGCAAGGTCTTGGATGTTTTCCAAAACCTCACGAACTTCAAGCGGAAGTTCTCTCATGCCGCATCAACCTCCACTTCTGCATCCAGCTCCGACGGTTTGATATAGAACCGCTCACGTTTCGCCTCAACCTCTATCCCAATTCTTTCTTGGCACGAACCGGATCCGACAAAATTCCATCCTTATCCAGTTCAATTTTCACTCTAAGGAAAACCTTTCCGCATTTCTCTATAAACTTTTTGTAATGTTTGTCGAGAGTTGAACTCGTTAGGATTTTTTCTAAAAGTGTCGATGTTAGTTTGGTCTTTACAAAAGCAGAAATATCACGATATGAAACGGAACCAGTTGTAAACTTTTGAGTTTTGCTTCCAGATTCAAAAAGAGATTTTCTGTTCTCATCACAAAAGTGTTTAATACGAACTCCAAGGAGATAGCAATCTTCATCGAGAATTTTGGTTTCTTCACGAAGTTTTGTTTGAAGTTCAGACATCTTATCGTTGTATTGGGAAACAATTCGATTCTTCTCGCGTTGTTTTACACCGTAAGACTGAATTGCATCCGCTAATTCCCCCTTGTTAGAAAGGGGGATGATAACGATCTGTTCTTTCTTTTTGTTTGCCATCGCTTTACTCCTATGCCGGTCTTGGATCTTCCAAGACCATTCCGGAAGAATTGGAATCGCTAATTTGCTTCGGTGCTTCTACGGCCACCGGCTTCTTGGCTACCTTCTTTTTCTTAGGAGCGACTTTCTTCTTCGCTGCCTTTTTCTTCTTTGCAATCGCCATGACGTTTTTCCTCCTTACGCTGGAATCGACTCTACGACAAATTCTCCGATTGCGGATTGATATTCCTTCAACTCGGATTTCAGGGATTTGACTTTTGCCTTTTGTTCGTCTTCGATCGCTTTGATTTGATCTTTTACGGCTTTGATTTTTTTGTCGTATTCGTCGACCTTCTCTTTCTTTTCCTCTTCTAGGAGAGTCACTTCATCATTTAAGGACCCCAGATTCGTAACAAATCCTGCGAGTCCTTTTTTGATTTCGGCAACTCTGTTTAAAGCCTGTTCGTGTTCTTCCTGGTTTGCGATTTTCATTTTTCCTCCAATATTAAAATATTGCGTTATTCGTTAGCGGTTCGAATCAGATTTTCCGCCGAGTGTATTTCACTCGCTGATGTTGAATGATCTCTGATCAAATCGAGAGCGGCATCCATTGTTAGTTTATGTCCGTCTGAACTTAACCTTGATTTTTGAATCTCGTTTTGATCTCCAGAAAGATAAGTTGAGATTGCGGCTTTGCTTAATTCCTTTCCGGTTTTATCTCGAATCCGTTTCGCAACTTCTCGTTGTGTGATTTTCATTTTCTTTAGGATGTCAGAAATGGTCTGAGGGAATGCCGTTTTTGCGATTTCGTAAGTTAAAATTCGATTCCAACCGATTTCGGATCTTTCGATTTTTCGAATTTGATATTTGACACCGAGAGGAGTTGGAAACGTATTTTGAATGAATATTTGTCGAGCTTTCTGGCCGTTTTGTCCAGATTCAAATTTTATGTTATACGCTCTTTCCACAAAAGATAATACTTCGTTATCTTTAAGAGGCTCTAAGTTTGTTTTATGGATTCTCCACCCGATCTCTTGAGTCTTAATCAAGGAACGTAGCCACGGACCTTCGTTCTTTCCGAACATCACAATTGAGAAAAGGTTTTCTCTGTTCGGAATAGAGATCTCATGAATCTTTTTAAGATCGCGCAAAAGTTTTCCTGAAAGTGCCTGCGCCTCATCAAACAATAGAACAATCTTACGTTTCTTTTTATAGGCTTCCTCAAGTATGTTTCGTAGAATCAATTGTTTTGCGTGTGCATTTCCTGGAATTTCTCTGTCTGAGGCAAGTTCGGAAATCATGGTCTTCATGATTTGGTTGATGTTCATCCCGAACGACTCATAACATCGTCCCATTTCAATCACTTGAAAACGATTCGGATAACTTTTCCAAAAGTGTAGCATGTGCTCGTATAGAAATGTTTTGCCCGCACCAACGTGTCCAACGACACATTCCCAACCAGAACTGTCAACGGCTTGTTTGATTGCTCTGATTACCCTGTTTGTATTTTCCGTGTCGACAAAACTCATTCCGTGTTCTCCTTAGAATCGTTAGATTCAAAATCAATGTTATTTAGAATATTCAAAAGTTCGTATATTTCTTGGTTTGTGATTGAGCCTTTGAGGGTAAGACTTGAATCAAGCCGCGATTGAACGGCTTCAAAAAGTTCCACTGGCATTTCGGAACGATAGATTAAAAGACGTCTTTCAATATAACTCCACGCTGATTCTAAGTCAGTGAACTCGTTCGGTGCCATGGTTGCGGGAGTCTCGACCGGAATTGCGTTCGCCGGAAAGTATCTAAGATTTTCCAACTCGGATTTAGGAAAGAGGTCGTCGATCGTAAAGATTTTCCGCTGTTTCTTGGCACCCTCACGAATTTCGTCTCGCAACTTCATACGATCGGTTTTCAGCCATGTGTCTGATGATTGCGTTTGGAATCCTGTATGTTGTGATATACTTCTCGCTCCGTCCGGATTGCAGATATAAAGATTTCCTAATTTATCCTCTGCTACAATATTTCCGTCGCGGTCTCTAAATAGAGTGACATCTTGCCCTACCAGATCCAAGGCCACTCCATAACTATGGTTCCGGTATTCGATACAGCCGTAGTTGTTTACGACTCGTTTGTCAAATGTTACGGTTGCATCGTAAAAGTTTTGTTCTGTGATCCGCCGAACTGGTTTGTCTTTTGTTCCTGCAAGCCAGAGGTCGAATCTTCCACTGATTTGATTTTCATGAATGGTATATAACGTTAGGAAATCATTCAGTTCGTTGAGATCGGCAAACTTCTTGCCATCGATCGCCGGTTCTATAATATTTTTATAAATTCCGATCCTACGCTCGACCGGGCCTTTCGCTTTTGGTCGTCCTGCTGTGTGGAATCTAACAATGATTCCGAGTCGTGTCAGTGCGTTTTTGGCCCCCTTTAGTCCACTTCCTTTATCGCTATACAGGAATTCCGGAGTTCCTTCAAAGGGATTTCGGCGGTCGTTTTTAGGAAGCCAAGCGCGTTTAAAAAAATCAAAGTAGTCTGTTGTATTTTCGCCCCGATGCTTTGCTCCCGGAGTAATCGCCTTTCCACCGTAAGCCCAGAGAATAGATACTTTCGAAAACACATCTACGAGTGAGTAGATCCAAACCTTTATTAAGCCGTCCTTCAGCATGGCGGTCTCTTCGTCTTTATCATCCAGGAACCACCGGCATTCAATTTTACCCCGTGGGTTTAGAAAATATCTGGCTGCAACAGACGCGTCGACCATGTGTGTCGAATTAGAATAAGGTTCTCTCCATGTGCGAGAAGCCTCTTCAGTCCTCATTTCGTGTCTGCCTAAACCGAGACGGTTCAGCCACCGGTTCGCGGTAGACTCCGTCCAGGGAAGTTGAATCTGTCCGCTGTTACGCGCTCGTCTTAGAGCGAGTTTCATCGAGATCGGTTTTGGTTCTTTGCCGGACAGATTCGAGTAAACAATTTCCGCAATGATCTTTGCTTCGGTTTCCCTCAGATCCATCCGCTCAGGATTCAGATTTGATTTTCGCTTTCCTTTTTTCTCACCTGTAACAACAGCTAACTCCGATCCAACATTATATTTTTCGAATCTTCTTCTGATTGCGTCTTCCGATAGCCCAAAGGCGGACGCGGCTTTACGCATCATCTCGCCTTTGGAAAATCTTGACGGCGCCTCTTTCCAGGCTGAATAAAATTCGTAAAACAAATCCGGATCTAATTGTTTCACTCTTGTGTCTCTCCCTGGAATATGTGGTTTGACCAAGCCATCTTTAGAGTTTTGAGTGAAATTTCCATCGTCGCAATGGTTCGGGAAAGATAGATTCCTAACGCACCGTTTCGAGATTCTTCCGGGATCAATTCAATCTTTTGCAAAGCTTCTAAGATCGACGCGTTACACTCGTCGATCATCTTTTCCGCTTCCCTCTGGTTTTTGATTTTGAGTAGTTTATCCGGATCGAGATCTTTGGATTTTCGGAGAACGTCGAGCTGTTCGTCTTTCTTTTGGATCGACTTTTCTAAGTTTGTTTGTTTTTTTCGAAGAAGGTCAGCTTCCGCCTTTACGGTTTGATTTTCTGTTTCCAAAGAGTTGATTTTTTTCTTTGAAGAATTTTCCAAAGAGGCAATTCTTTCTGCGAGAAACTCTTCCGCAGAAACAACTGTGCCATCGGACAAAGTTAAAATCTCTCCTTCCATTTGCTTTTGGCGAACCTCCTTGGCGGCTTGTAGAAATCGCTTTGGAGATGCCTCCATCAGTTGTTTGACGCGGTCGCCAATTCCGAATGTCTCAACGGCTGAAACATACTCGGACGCGACTCTCCCGGACATTCCTATCTCCTGTTCAATACAGTCTGAAAACTTTTCATATCCGAGCTCTAAATAGAGTTCGAGGTTTCGTATTGCAGTTAGGGCAATCGCGGTCTGGAAAACGCTCACCTTTGCTTGTGCTACATAAAATTGAGCGAGGGTCCCCCTTTGCTCAGGTGAAAATTCCCTTGCCTCGCTTACGCTCGAAATCGTCAGAGCCGTTTCCGGTTGCGACACGTTGCCCTCTGAATCCTCTATTTCATCTTTATATTCGTCTAACGCTGATTTGGTTGTCATCCTATTGCACCTTTACCCATATTTTTTAGAATTGCTTTTGCCTCTTGGCTTTGAGATATTTTCATTCCGTTTTCAGCCTGTTGTTCTTTGAACCCTTGGCGCGATTCTCTTGCCTTTTGGAAGATCGCTCGGATTTCTTCGATCGGAAGCTTAAACTCCATTTCGAGGATTTGAATCAAATGCGGCGCCTTGCGGTCTCCGTAGGCGGTTGCCGAAAGATGTTGATGATTAACCCCGTAAGCTTTTGCGATAGAACGGAGTGAAGACTTCCCTTCAACTGGTTTTATTTGGTTTCTAATTGCAGGCGGCAGCTTCTTTCCCCTGGGCTTTCTGGTGCCATAAGGTTTTTGTAATGGAACCAAGCTTTCATTTTCCATAGACTTTTCTCAGTAGTTTTAGGTAGGCTTGAGCCTGACCCAGTTTGGTTTGAACTTTTGGCGTAAGCTGCCAGCGAAAACTTTCTGAAAAAAATAGGCCGTTCTCCTGGTCTGGTAAGATTAAATTTGCCTGGATTAATTTGCGTTTGGCTCTTTCCAAGGATTGGATTCCTGTCAGGAGCCGAAACTCTCCAGAGAAAAAGCTCTTTCCCGGAAGAAGGTGGATCAGTATAAATAGAGCACCGGTGCCAGTTGTTTTCTTGATTTCGTTTTTGCCCTCAATCGTATCTACATTCAGAATATAAAGTCCGTCATGCTCCTCTACAAATCTCCACTGGCTCAGGATTTGAATTGCTCGATAGATCGTTTTTTCTGGACGCGTTAGTCGTCTTGCGACATGAACCGGTCGAAACGGAACGCTTGGATTTTCGAGAAAGAACCTTGCGACTGTTAAGAGAGTCATATTCTTACCGAATCGATTAAAAGTCTGAGTTTTAGGAATCTTTGCTTCAAGCATCCTTCACATTGATTAAATTGGTATCTCGGGACCGGGCCGTTTCCACATTGTTTGCACTTTCCAATTTTGCTTTCGAAAGAAAAATTCTCGGCGGGATTCACTCCGCCGAGGAGAAGAGAATCACTCAGATTGCAGCTATTTGAATTAAGACTATTCATGCAAATTTTTCCACAGTGTGGCTCTTTGGGTTTTTCGTATTATAACCGTCATCTTTGTTTCGAGAGGTTTGAGAGGAAATTTCAGTCGGCAAAATATGTAATCGAATATACTGAGATAGCTCTTCTGCGTTGAGTTTTTTTGTAAGGGCGTCTGGAATCTTGCTCCAACAACGATCAAAAACAGTGTAAACGTTAAATCCCTTTTCTTTCAAAAATTTAACTTGATCACAAATAAAACGACTACGGACACGATCGTATTTTCTATGGTTAGCCATTCTTCTATCCTGAATTTTTTTCTTCTCTATCCATTTGCTGAATTGTTTCTTTAATCCGGCATCATCGATGAAATATTCGTAGACCGCACAACGAGAGAGTAGAATTTCCATCGGACTTCCGTCTGACACGCTCCTGATTTTGAGCACCGAATCGGCCACTCGTTTACGATGGATTTTGATTCCGAGCGTAGGATTCATGCCGCGCTTCCTGTATTTTTGGTGAGAACTAATTCTATATCTTTAAAGCCCTCTGCGTTGAGCGCTGCGATGACTCTGCGATTGTTGTTTCGCCCTGAAAAAAATTCGTAGGTCAATCGTTCATTCAGATTATTACGTTTTGCGAATGTGCTCACATACTTGTGGCGATATACAATTTCCCTTTGGATTTCTTCTCTTTGTTCGATCGCGTTCATTCTAAGCCTCGTGGGAAACGATTGAAGTTTCTTTCAACATAAAAGCCGTCGCGTTGATAGATGTTAATATATAACGTAAGGTTTATGAGAGTGATGGCTATGTGTAGAAATTGGCGTGAGGAATCTTCTCGACGCAAAGCTTTGCGTATTTTTAGATTTAGTATTTGGAATCCATTGGCCTGGATACTTTCTATATAATGCTGAGGAGTTGGGATACAAAACGCGAATGAAAACCAGTGGAGCGAAATTACGAAAAGGGAAAATATCCAATTCGAAAACTTTAGGAATCTGTGTATCCAATTCAGTTCAATCTTCTCTGCACTCATTACTTTGATTTCTCCTTGATTCTATACCTGGTTTCACCGATGCTTTCTATGTACGGCGTAGCCTGTATGAATGACATATCTCGTAATTACGAGTTTGTCAAATAAAAATCTCGTAATTACGAAAAAAATTGAAAGAGCGCGTTTTAAAAATAATCGAAACCTACGGCCTGACTAAGAAGGAGTTTGCAAAGAAAATAGGTATCTCAACTGGCAATTTGAGCGATTTGCTCTCTGGTAGAATAAAGAATCTCTCGCCCCAAGTAGTTACGAATATTGCAAAAATTTTTTTAATAAACCCGACATGGCTTATTTTGGGCGAAGGCGAGATGGAACTTTCGAGTAATAATTTATCGGAAAAAGTGCAGCTACGTGAGGATATAGAATTCACTCGAAAAATTTTGAAAGACGTTCAAATGCGCAGAATCATTGAAACTCTCCTTGAAATTCCCAAGGAGGAGTTTGATAGGATAGAGGCTATTCTAAAGACCTTTCGGAAAACGTTATGATGGAAAGATGTTCAATTGCAATTGCTGATTCATAAATCAAAATTTCAGGGTCTTTTGTCTCATAAAAACTAAGCCGCTTCAAGGCCCAAAGAATTTCAATAATTTCTGTCCTAAAACTCTGTCTTTTACTTTCCATCTTTCCAGCTCCAGTTCCCGAAATTTTTATTATATATAAATCTTTAGTATATTTTCTGCCCTGGACAAATAAGGATGTGTCGGCGAAAATAATCCTTGATTGGCACACAAAAAAACCGATAATAAAACACAATTCGCACATGCGAATACTTCTGTGTTGTTACTGAAAGTCAATGATAAATTCTCAACAAAAATATAACAAAAACAAAGAACGAATCAATCGGCTCCGAATCATTTTAGCCGAAACTGGCTTCCGTCAGAACCAATTGGCCGAAGCAGGGAGCGTAAAACCTACAACTTTAAACGGGTATCTGTCCGGTGCGAGACCCGTAGGATTCGACTTTGCCTACGCGATTATGAAAAGCCTCGGATATAATCCATTTTGGACACTTTTTGGAGATGGTGGCAAAAAAGTTCCCATGGAAATATACGCAGAACTTACACCTGAAAATCATGAACGATTTGAGGAGATTGAAAGAGATCGCGTCTTTATGAGACAGATTGACGAATCCGGAATGAGAGAGGATATAGAAAGAATTTTAGAACTCAGTCGATCTGACAAAAAACTTTTTAGGATTTTTTTCGACCGACTTTTTCCTGAAAAACATGACTAATTTTTACGTGATATTTTTCGATGAGTTCTTTAAGCGAAGCTGTTTCTTTTTTTAAATCTCTTGCAAAATTATAGAGTAGAGTTTTTAATTTGTCGTCTGTAGTTTTCATAATCGTCTCACACAAAATAGGAGACGATTCATTTCCATAATCTTCCTACTGAACCTTATCAATGAATATAACAGGGTAACGTTTTTCCGCGTGAGCTACTCCAATGGCTCGTCCTTGAACATGAATATCTCTCTTTCGCGCGACAAGTTTATCAAAATCTTTATCCATCTCTGATGGAATAAACAGCAAAAATGTGGCAATTACATTTTTGTCATTGTATTCTGCTTCGGCGATTGTGTAACCATTCCAGTCGTCACCGACTTGTATTCCATCCCACTTACTTAGTTTAGTCTGTAAATCATTTGCATTTCGCATGATGCGGAATTTTAGTTTTCCGCTTACGGTTCCTCCTTCCCATTTGTCTACTCTCTCTACGGAGCGACATACAAAGTCGAGTTCAACAGTAAAATATTTTCGATCGTTCTTCCATTCACCGGATTCAGTAGTTCCGTCTTCGCATTTGATTTTTCCCTGGCCGTGTTTCTTGCCATTTACAAAAGAGCCTTCGTAAACACACTGAACACTTCCATCTAAATACGTTAATTTCCCTTTACCGTGGGGGTCCATTTCAGAATTAAAGAATCCGTCGTAATGATCTCCATTTTCAAACCAATCAGAACCCGGTTTAGAAGTATCTATCTTTCCATTGATAAAATACATCGTCGAATATTTTTCTGGATTATCCGGTTTGTAGACTTTCATCAGACCGTGAGGTTTTCCGTTTTTGAAATTACTTTCAGCGATTACACCTTCTTCGCTCTTAGTTTTACCGTTTCCGTTTTGACAATCTCCTTCGATGCAAGTTCGTTTGGTTTCTTCCCCAAAAATCGGATTTAAGAAAATGATAAATAAGATAATCGTGATATTGATTGATTTCATATTACTTCTCCAAACGAAAGCGTTCAATATACGAGTGTGCTTGACAATTCGAAAACTTAGTTTTCGTCTGCCGTATGGCCAAAAAAAGCAAGACCTCTCAGAAATCTAATAAACAAAATATTAAACAAACTGTAACCGGATATACGACCGAAGGATCTTTATTTAAAAATATTCCTATCCAAGAGTTAAAGCAAAACGTTCTACTACTATCCAAACGAATCCAGCAATACCCAAAGATCCCGAAGACACCATGACGCCTCAACAAGTCGCCGCTCTTCTCAGCGAAGCGTTCGACGAATCAGCTATTATCGTCGGGAAGGTCTTCTCGGAAAGTTCTGGAATTTTACGATGGAACAGTTTTATATTCTCGCATTGGAGTGGAAGAATTCTTTCAAAGTCGCTTTTGTGAACAAGAAGAATCGTAAACGAGCGGAAATTGCGGCACTTAGGGGTCTTCGCTGACGTTGTGCATTCGGTATTTCCCATGTTAGCATTGGTGACATGGATGAATTAAAAGCACTTCTACAAATCGATCATATCTCTCTACTTCTTGTTTCCATAATATTATTTTTTATGGTCCTTCTGGTTTATCGAAAACCGCTTGGATCCATTTTTGGACTTCTTACCAAACTCATCACAAAACGTCTCGATTCGAAAGAAACGATTTCTGTCGTTCAAATTCAAACCAATTCGCTTCCAGGGGCAAGATACATTCAAGAACACGTAACGTCTATTCAGTTCATCAATTCTCTGCGTGTTCGTGACTCCGAAAAATTTTACGATTTTCTCTTCAGTCTTGTTAGCGAAGTGCGAGCAAGGTTGGGAAATCCGTATCCGAACGTAAGGTTAACATTCTCTCTATTGAATGTAGATTATATATCCTCGGCGGCGGTCAGTGCACTCTCAAAAATCCTAATCGATGTAACTCAGAAGAATGGGATTTTCTTAAACATTCACTTTCCGAAAGATCGATTCAAAAATCACGCTACCAATTTTCGGATACTCGCAGGGGATGCGGAACACATTTCAATTTCTACCAAAGATCACGGAGGAACGGAATGAAAAAGATTTCAGTTATACTTTTACTTTTAGGTGCGTGTGCTGTTTTTCAAACACTTCCCCCAACGCTGAAAGAAGACAGTAAACAAATTCAAGAAACGAAAACGGCACTGATTGAAGATCGTCCCGGGGCCATAGAACGAGCGATTTCGGAACTGGATCGCTGTGACGCTCGAAACATCGAGAACGCTCAAGAAATTAAACGACTGGGGGAAGAGTTGAATCGTTGTAATGTTGCAAGCGAGAAGAAGGACGTTCAATTGACCAAGGTATCGAAAGAGGCCGGAAAAGGTGAGGGAATCCGTTGGACATATTACGCGGTTCTTGGATTCGGGATCTTTCTGTTGATTATTCTTGTCTTGGTTGTAGCGGCGATTCTCGCTTTGAGGCGTAACGGTCTTCCAATTGTAAGTAGTCTTTTAGGAGGAAGAAACTCATGAGTCAAATATTAGATTTTTTGAAATCTGTTTCTTATGAAGTTCAAAAACATTTCCTGAACTTCGATGCGATCCAGCAGACACAAAATTATTGGAATGCTTCGCTTCTTTCGAGATTTAGCACGAATAAAATGAACACAGCAGCGGTGAATGTAGAACTTTCTGCAATTCCTCCAGTTCTCGATCCTGTCTTTGTATGTCCGGTAGATGAACCACACATAACGTCTCCATTCGGCTGGAGAACGTTGAGCATCAACGGGAAACTTTCGAGACAGTTTCATTTGGGAATCGATTTGGGAGGTGAGCGAGAAATCAAAGTTCCAGAGGATTGTGTGATTAAAACGATCCTCAAAAGAGACGAAAAACATCCGGTCCGATTCCATTACGAAAACAGAACCTGGATCGATTTGATCAGAACGGGAAAGATTCCGCGTGGTCGCGCATGGACGCCTTACATAATCGCGGTCGGAGTTCATACAAAAAATCAATACAAGTTCAAGCACGTAGATTCCGTTGTTTCCATCGGACAGAAAGTCAAAGCTGGAGCCGTGATAGGAAAAAGCGGAAACCTTGGTTACTCAATGGGTCCTCATTTGCACTTCGAGGTCTGGCCGTGGAATGAAAAGAAAGAGTCTTGGCCTACACCTATGGACCCAGCCAAGTTTTTAAAATCAAAAAATCTAATATAAGGAGAGTATGAAATTTATGGAACTTTTAACACAAGCAGTCTTCGGATTATTTATTCCGCTATACATCGCTCTCGTTTTGTTTTTGAGTCAGTGGGCCTTTCGTTTTTTCAAAACAGAATTTGTCCAACGTGATAAGGCTCGGTTTGTTTTGTTTCTCGCCTCTGGAATTGCGATTCTGTTTGAGTTGGTCAGGTTCTCGTTAGGAGATTCTATTCCTGAACTTGGATACTATGCAGTGATTCTCTTATTGAACTTTTGTTTCACGACAACATTTTACGAAATCCTTATGAAACGAGTCTTCGAGATAATCAATTACGCACACTCTGCACCGGTTCAATCGGAAGAACAACCGGATTAATTTGAGGGACGTAATGACAACTATCCCTGCAATTCGAGAACGCGGTTTTTTCCTCTACGCGATTTCAGGCTCCGGATCTTCTTTCAATGCAGTTGCAAAACAACTTCGATTAGAGTTTGGAACGAAAACGACCGCGAAGACAGTTCAAGAGTGGGCAGAGGAAGAAGACAAGGACGGGCTGACTTGGAAGAAGAAACGAGAACGTCTTGTAGTCAGAGCAGAAAAACGCGTTGAGGTGATTGCAGAAAATCGACTCGTTGAGATAAAAAGCAGGACCAAAAACATCGTTATACTTTGTATAAAATGCTTACGGATAAAAAAGCTCCAAGACTTACGAGTTTTGAAAATGCCGTATCTGTGTTTAAAAACATTTCCGAATACGAACTTAAACTCGAAAGAATGGAAGGGGATCGCTTGCATCCGCTCGTGATCGTAAACGCAATTTTTGAAGTGCTTCAAGAATGTCCTCCGGTTGCACAAGCGATTCAAGAAAATTGGGACAAGAGTATAGCCGCTCGAATTCACGAGAAGATCGGATCTCTCAAAGTGTGAAGTATGTCCGTTGACCGTGAAATTTTAGAGTCGATCCGAGAAGCAGGAACAAAGCGATTCGCAAAAGTCAAAAAAGAAGACCGTGTTCTTTATGGAAAAGAGAATGGTCGCAAAAATCTGATTCCCTTTGCTCGCTACATTGATCCTAAGTTTGAAGATCCGTGGCACATTCATTCGATTGCGGATATGCTCGAACGAATGGAACAACGTGAAATTCGACGCGGCATCATCAATGTGCCTCCACGTCGAGGCAAGTCTCAACTTTGCACCCGACTCTTTCCGTCATGGTATATCGGAAGAAATCCAGATCACAACGTAATCATTTCATCTTATTCAGATTCCAAAGCGGCCCGATTTGGAAGGTGGGTTCGTGACTGTGTTGAGTCTCCCAGATTTGCACAAATCTTTCCGGATGTAAAAGTTCGATCCGATTTCCGCGCGTCTTCAGAATGGGAGACGAGTCATGGAGGGCTCGTAATCAGTAAGAGTCTACGTGGAGGTATCACTGGAGAAGGTGCCGATCTTTTTATCATTGATGATCCATACAAAAACATGGAAGAAGCCACTTCGGAAACCATTTCTGAGAAGATCATTGAGAACTATTTGTCTGTCGCTGAAACAAGACTTTCTCCGAATGGGATCATTCTCATAGTTCATACACGTTGGACCCGTCGTGATTTGACCGGCTACTTGCTTGGTGATGAATGGGATAAATTTTTAGCGGTTTAAGGATTTAAAGATGAAAATTGTTAAACCGACTGAATTCAAAGACTGGCATGTTCTAAGACTTCCCGCGATTCTTGAGGATGGTTCTTCTTTATGGCCTAAAAAGTTCCCGATCGAGAATGTTCAAAAGACTCGTGCCATGCTGGGAGAAACTCGTTTCAGCGGTCTTTATCAACAAATCCCGATGGATACGGTCGAGCGGATGTTTCCCGATCCGATCACGGGAGAGCCTCCTGGCAAGATCAAGACGTTTGCATTCTGGGATCCTGCCTTTCGTAGTGCGGAAAAGAAAAAAGACTTCAACAGTTTTGCGGCCGGTGGTCCTGAACAAAAACTCTTCTATCTCCTCGCAGGAGAAATTTGGCGTTCCGGACTTCGAGAATCCTATGACAAGGTTGAGAAACTCTGTAAGCAATTAAGCATCAGTATGCTCTTCATTGAAAAAAACAAAGGTGAAGATGCTCTTGAAATTGAAATGCAACGAAGAGGAATCCCGTGTAAAGGAATTATAAGTTCAGGGAACAAGGACTTTCGAATTCAACAACATGTTCGAATGGTTTGGGATCTGCTACGCTTCTCGAAGAATGTAAGTCAGGCTTTTCTCAAACAAGTAATCATGTATTCGATTCTTGCGTTACACGATGACGCGCCTGACTGTCTGGCTGGACTCCTGAAAGAATGCAAGTTTGGCCCGAACGCGGAAGGAATGAAAAATCGAATCGGATTTTTTGAAATGCTTTTGAACGAAGGGAGATGGTAAATGGCCCGCAAGCGTCGCAATTATTATAAGAACTTAGGAATCGATACATCCGTCCGCGTTGCAAAGTTGGACGCATCTGAATCCGTTGCCAGACTCGATACCCTGATGCACATGGCATCCGGTAAAGGCATTACAGGAAGAGATAAACTACGAGGTGTTACACCAAACCCCGAACGGATTTTTCCAGGCACTGCACGTGCGCTTTACGAATCAAATGGTTTCCTCGCCAACATAGTCGATTCCGTCGCGGAAGATGCAACCCGCGCATGGATCGAAATCGAAACAAATCGAGATAAAGACGATCCGGATTCAGGCCGAAAGGGCTTGAACATTTCCAGGATCTTGATGAATGAAATGGAGGAGTTCAAGCTTCAGGAAAAAATCACAGAACACATTCAAGGTTCTCGAATGAACCACGGTGGTTCTCTGCTTTTTTGGGGAATTAAATCGGATATTCCACAAACCGATTATATGCTTCGTCAGCCGATGCCGGAAACGATTCGGAATCTTGAATTCATTAACGTCATCGATGCGAGTCGCTTTTCCGTCAGGAGAAAAACGAGCGATCCACTTTCTAAGTTCTATAACGAGCCGATTTGTTCTGTATCTGGCGTAGAATTAGACTCCACCCGAGCGCACTGGCTGGTCAATAGTTGGAACTGGGATTCTCAGCGAGGAATTTCCTTAATAGAAAAAGTCTACGATGGAATCATTGCGATCGATACAGCCCTTTGGTCCACAACATCTCTGATTTTTGAGATGGCCGTCAAGGTCCTTACTACCGATAAACTGGACTCTGCTTCTCCCGCAAAGACGATGGAGTTTCTTCGATTGTTGAGACATACTCTATCCACTCAGTCCACTGCGATGCTTGGAAAAGACGAGACCCTCACTCGTTTGGGAAATTCAGGAATATCTGATTCGCAACTCGACACCCTTTTCAGCTTTATTTTTAAAGTTTTATCAGGTCTCTCAAAAATACCTATTTCGAAAATTTTAGGGCGAACACAATCCGTAATCAATATTGGGAATAGTGATCCATCGGATGACGTAAGTTACTTTGAAGACGTTTCTCGTTTTCAAGAACTCAAAGTTCGTCCCATCATAGACCAATTTATCAAATTAATTCCTCTATCCATCGATGATTTTTATAGAGACGAATTTGTCGAAATTCCCGTCAACAGAGACACACTCGGATCTACGGTTCAAATTTATATCATTGAGAAAACGACATGATCGGAAATCCGAAACTTTACGGCCGTGTTGTTTCTTTGGAAATTCTTCCAAAAACAGGACTTGGAAAGGAGTTTGTCTATCCTCCGTTTGACATCGAATTCGAATCTGATTTAGAGAAGTTGAATATAACAAAAGTTTTAATCTATAATGCCAATGATGATACGATCGAAATGGTAGGAGCTAAAACTAAGGGACAAGGGTTTCTATATCCTACTGCAATGTTAAGCGCAGGATACAGAGACGAAAACGGCCTGGTTGTAAGTGGTGAAGTGATTCTTCCGAGAATGAAACAAGAAGGTCCGAATAAAATTTTAGAATTCACTATCTCAGCAAACGCCGGTTCCTGGAACAGTTTCTATATCATGAAAACGTATAGTAAACTTCCTGCACAAACCGTAATTCTTGATATTTTGACTCAAGGTAATATCAAACCTGGATCTATAACATTAGGAGAAGATAAAGTCATCAATTTTAGCGCAACAAAGTCTTTAGGAGAATGTATAAAAAGTTTCTGTGAGCTAACAAAATCTCAATACTGGATGCAAGATGGACTTTTACACATTTCCCCGCTCGATCCTCCTTCCAAACCGAGCACGATCTTCTTGGACAACTCTTCGGGTCTCATAGGGGTTCCGGAGAAAGGACAAAAGACTTGGAAGGTTACAAGCCTATTTCGCCACAAGTTTAAATTGAATCAGGTGATTGCGATCAAAGGCGGAAGTTTAGACGGAGAATGTAGAATCATAAAAGGAAAACATAGATTTTCTACATTCCAAACCGCGAACTATACCGAGCTTGAGGTCCTTCCGTTATGATAACTTTGGACGATGTAATTCTCAAAGCGACCAAAAAGCAACTCGCAAGCATTCGAGTTGGAACGCTTTGGGCGGGCGATTTCTTTATAAAGCCGGATTATAAGCGCGGGGATAAAGTTTGGGTTTCTTTCTCAACTCATGATACTGCCGACGCGGTTCGTGGATTAAGCACTCCTGTTTCAGAATCTCTCTTTGATTTACAAAGTGCTTGTGTGGTATGTGGATTTAAAGGCGAACTCGACGCACCGGCCACGACCGCAAATTTACCGGGTCTTCTCATCGGCCACAAACAAGGTAAATCTTTGATTCAACTCGACGACGATACGATAAAAATCCGAGGCGGACTTATCGATCTTTCGGAGTCCGCTGTTCTGGGAGAAACTCTATCAGAACTTCTTAAAATGATTTTGGATGTGTTCATAAACAACGCGGCTTTGTTTACAACGAATGCAGTTCCCGGCTCACCGGCGGGCCTTGCGGCGTCTGTCGTGACTCAACTCAATTTGAGAAAGGCGGAAGTAGATCAGATTCTTTCAAGAAAGGTAGTAATTGGATGAAAGGTTTGAAAATTGAAAATCGGGACATCGTTCGAGTCGACGGAAAGCCGGTGGTAATCGAAGGTTTAGAATATTACTCTCAAAGAATCAAACATTCTATTCGACTTACTCTCGGCGAATCATTTTATGAATCATTGAAAGGTGTCGATTGGAATACAATTTTCTCAAGCAAAATTTCGAAAGATAGAGTTCTCTTCGAAATACAAAAAGTTTTGCAACGAGATCCGGAAACTGTTTCGGTAGAAAATATCGAAATAGTGGAAGAGCTTAGTAGTAACAGAAAATTGAATATTCGTTTTTCTGCAATCACTGTTTACGGCTTAGTCTCGGGGGAAGTATAATGTTTGGAGTTACAGAACAAGGATTCATTCGTAAATCCAGAGAAGAAATTATTTCCGACTTAGAGACAAAGTATAAAACTCAGTTTGGATCGGACATTGACCTTTCGATTTTGAGCGAAGACGGTGTTAGACTGAGAATTTTAGCAGACGAGTTAGACGAAATCTATCAACTCGCCGAAGATGTATTTTATTCAAACTTTGCTCACACAGCGAAAGGAGTTTCTCTTGATAGAGTTCTCAATCCTCTTGGTTCAGAACGGCAACCTGCAAAGAGGGCAATCGTTGGTTTACGTTTTTCTGGAGTAAACGGCTCTTTTGTGAATATCGGAACGATCTGTCAAACCGGTAACGGGTTACAATTCATTACAATCGAGTCGGGAACCGTCTCCGGAGAAACCGTTTCACTCAACGCACAAGCTCTGAATCTCAATTACGGAATTTTAGGTAACGTCGCAGCGAATTCCATCACTACGATCAATACGGCCATAACCGGGATTGATACCGTTACGAATCCGGAGCCTGCTTGAGAAGGAAGAATGATCGAAACCGATTCAGAATATTTGAACCGATTCCTTGAAGAAGGAATCAACGGAGGAAGTTCCGCCGCAAACGTTCAAGGTGCGCTGAATAATATCGAATCGGTTCTCTCTGCAAGAGTTTATGAGAATGTTACTGATTTCGTAGACGTTGAAGGCCGAAATCCTCACTCAATGGAAGCCGTGATTGAGGGAGGAACTCCTACGGAAATCGGAGATTGTTTCTTAAAGAATTGGCCCGGTGGAATTGAATCGATAGGAACGTATACGACAACTCTGATAGATAACAAAGGAGTTCCTCGAACATACTACTTCAATCGTCCGACGGACATTTCAATTTTTGTAAAGATAGACATTGTTCGCGATCTTTCACTTTGGGAAACCGGTTCCGAATCCATCGTAAAAACGAATTGTATCAAAGTGATTGGTGGTGTCGATACAATAGGACCGATTTCAACTTCATATAAAGGAGACGGAACCGGCGAAGATGTTTTCGCGTGGAAGTTGATCGCTTCTCAGAGCGGTCTTTCGGAATACGATTCGGTCAAGGTGCTTGGAATCAAATCTATGACTGTCAAGGTTGGCCTTTCGGCACCTGCAACGTTAGACGAACTTATTATTAGCAGTCGACAAAGAGCAAAACTCGTTACAGCAAACATACAGGTCAATTTTCTATGAAGACGATCGAAGATATACTTCAAAAATATCCGACATCGCTCTTTACCCGTGATTCAGATTCCGAAATTGGAAGGAAGTGGCAAGCGGACCTTGAATTGTTAAACGAAGTGCGTTCTGTATTAGAATCGATTAAAGGCACAACAGATTATAGAATTCAAAGTGGAACGATTCTCGACCTGATCGGTAAAAATCTCAAGCAACCTCGTAACGGCCTGGATGATTTCCGATTCCGAATTTTTCTTTCGATCGCCAGACAAAAGCAAAAATCGAAAGGCGACATCTTTTCAATGAACGAAATCGGTTCTCAGATTCTTGCGGGAACCGGAACATTATACGAAATTCAAGAGCTTTGCTATTCAGGTATTCCGATGTATCTGGACGGATCGTTAACACTCAATGGAGAATATCCGCTTTCCGGAAGCTCAAAAAGACCCGCTACGATTCGAGTTATATTCTCCGGTTCGATTGACTCTGTCGTAGTAAGTCCTGAATTTAACAAAGCGATCGCTCAAATTCGCGCCGGTGGCGTTCGTTCGATTATAAACTATCGATTCGAAACTTCTACTTTGTCAGGAAGGCTTTACGGATTTGCTCTACGATCATCTATCTTAGACGGAACGTGGCCGCTCAACGGTTTTACGATTCTCTCCGGAAGCAATGTCGGAATTCAACCGTATGAAATCGCTTTTGGAACAGGTGGACTTGAATCCGGAATTCTGCGGCCTCCTCAAGATTCGGATACAGGTCTTCAAAACGAAGTTTTCAGAAAGCTTGTTGAAATTCAAAACAATCCAGAAGGAACGAGAAGCTTTAAAGCAACGATCAAGCAGTCGGAACTCATTGGACAAAGTATCAATGAAATCGGTCTCTTTGATGAGGATGGTGGTTTGCTCTTGTCAAGACCTTTCCTTCAAAACCAAAAGACAATTTAATAGTTTATGATTTTATAATAAATGAGGAGTTTCTATGATCCAAATTTTAGTTAGAGAAACTACAATTGAAATCGCAGGCAAGGAAAAAGCACGGATCGAAACGCTTCCCGTGGCCGTCTTTTCAGATCATTCGAATCTTCTACAATATTGTGAGAAGAAAGGTTTTCGGAAAACCGGGTCCGGACTTGAATCTGAGTTCTTTAGAGATATGGATTTGCGGGAAATGAAAGAACAAGTCAGATCTTATTTTAAGATCGAACAACCTTTTAGATTGCATGAACGTTTTGTAATATTTGAGCAGGAGTTAAAGTAAGAAAATGGCAGTATTTAATCCGACAAAAACACGCACTTGGTCTAAAAATACACCCGCGGACGGGGATTTGATTGACGACGAAATCGATCGATTATACGATAATTATCAGTATTCAAAAGATCGTATCGACGTAACTGATGCGAATATTTTGAATCTACTCATTCCTTTGGGAAGTATTATAGAAGATAATCTGAATATTGCACCTACTTCTATATTTAAAGAAGCGAATGCACAGTCTATTTCCAGAGCTACTTTTTCAACTCTCTGGAACTTGGTTCATAAAACAGTAGCTGGAATTGTTCCAGCAACGGATCGAATCACTGTAAATGCCCACAGCTTAACTGAAGGGCAACTGGTGAAGTTCGCCTTTACCGGAGGTGGAATCACTGGGCTTACTAATTATTATGTAAGAAATCCAACAACAAATGATTTTCAGATTTCTTTAACCGCAACCGGTTCCATTCTCGATCTCACTTCTTCTCAAACAGGAGATATTATTACAAATGTGGAATACGGATTTGGAGACGGGTCGACTACGTTTAACATTCCGGACCGTCGCGGGGTTTTTCCGCGTGGTGCCGGGGTGCATGGGACAAGAAGTAAAATGATCGGTGGAAACTATGATGGCGGTGCGACTGGCTATTCTGGTCAAGATCAAATCCCTGACCACGGCCACGCCTTGACTTATAACAACGTTTTAGGAATTGGCGGAGGCGCTGGGGGTTATTGGTTTGGTGCCGGAGGGACTGGCACTTTTTATGTCAGTATTGCCATGTATGGCCCGGTTGCAAACGGCGCCAACGGAACACCACGAGTGGGAAGCGAATCCACCCCCGCATACATTGCGGTGAAATACAAAGTAAGGGTAGCATAATGAGCAATTATGTAATCGATAAATATTCTAAAAAGGTTATATGGATCAATCCAGATCCGAATCAGTTATCAGGAAAATCTGTTTGGTCAGATTTCAATTCAGAAACACACGAAATCGTTTACGCAATCCACTACAATCCGCAGTTAGGAGATCTGTTCAAAGCGGACGTTTTAGACGGAATTGCAAAGGACTTTGAACCGAAAAAGGTCTACGACACAAAAACGATGGCCGAGCGAGTTCTACAGAATTGGGAAGATGAAATCGATCCCGCAACGGAAACCGAGGATGAACCATTGAAAGATTCAAATGGGAATTTTTTGACTTATCAAAACTACACTGACTCTGGTTGGGTCGCCAATGATGAATTGATAAGAGAGGCACTTCTTGCAACAAACAGACATATTTTTAATTCACAAGTCGAATCTTACCACGGAAGAATTCAATATCGAAACACGACTTGGGATTCGGGAAGAAAATATCTGGAGAATATTCAAAAAACTTTATCTATTTATTCTAAACGAAAAATTCAAATACCGAAATGGAGAGACGCGAATAATATGTTTCATTCTCTCAATTCGGAGGAGTTATTGGAACTATCGGATCTCATAGAATTGGATCTTTTCAATGCGGGCCAGGCCCTATACTCTAAAAAATGGGCTACGGAAGAGAAGATCACTTCGATTCCGCAAGTGAAGACATTGGATTTGACGAAGATCTGGGATTAA